TAGAGACCGTGAAGAAGATGGTCCAAAGTTTTGGAGATTCAAACACAATTATAAGAACGAAGGTATTTTAGATAAAATCATTCCTATTTGGAGAAACAAAGGTGATATCACCGATCCTGAAAAAGGTCGTGATTTGATTATTGAATTATCAAAATCTAAAACAGGTAATGGTAAGGATTATACAACAGTACAAACTATTATGTATGATGATCCAACTCCTGTTCATGAGGAAGCAGAACAAGCTAAGGCTTGGGTTAGTGATGAATTAACTTGGTTAGATGTTTATTCTAAAAAACCTGTTGAGTATCTTGAGGCAATTGCAAGAGGTGAAGTTCCACGTTGGGATAGTGACAAAGGTGGTTACGTTTATGGTAACGACGAAGAAGCTACAACATCAATCGGAGGTTCAAAAGCAACTATCATCGACACACAGGCTGACGAAGATCCAGATGGTGATTTACCATTCTAATTTATAACGGGTGGGAATAAACTCCCACCCTTAATTTTTTTATATGACATTTAAAGAAGAAATTGAATTACAGCTTAAAGACAACAGAGTATTGTCTTATGAGTTATTGAGTCAATTGGAAAACAAGAATTACTTTTCAGGTAGAGGTAAACAAATTGGTGATACAATTTTATTCGGTATGTTAAAAGGTGAAACTGAGGAAGGAGAAACATATTTTACTTTAGTAACATTCCACAAAGAAGAGATTGGTGTACTATATGAAGAAGATGATTCATTCTATATTACTCTAAAAGAAAGTAGATTACCAAACATTAAAAAAATAGAAAATGGCGGGAATTAAGAAAAAAGAAAGTGGAGGATTTAAAGATAAGTTCTCAACTAAAACGAAATATAAAGACACTAACTACTACTTTTGTGGGGATGCTTTCCTAAGTGCTAGTGGATTACCAGGTCCTGTTATGGGAGGTATTAATATGTTCTTAGGACATAGTAATAGTTCCAAAACAACAGCGATGATATTAGCCGCTGCTGACGCTCAGAAGAAAGGACACTTACCTGTCTTTATCATTACTGAGAAGAAATGGAGTTGGGAACATGCAGTTGAATTAGGTTTGGATGCCAAGAAGAACTCTGACGGGGAGTGGGATGGTGACTTCATCTTTAACGATGGGTTTGACTATATCGAACAAGTTACCGATTTCATCAACGAAGTATTAGATGCTCAAGAAAAAGGAGAGATCCAACAATCAATTCTATTCCTTTGGGATTCAGTTGGTTCAATTCCTTGTAAGATGACTTTTGATGGTAAGGGTGGTAAACAACATAATGCTGCCACACTAGCTGACAAGATTGGTATGGGGGTTCACTCAAGAATTTCTAAGTCTAAGAAAGAAGACTATCCGTATTATAATACTTTGGTTGTTGTAAATCAGCCGTGGGTTGCTCTTCCTGATAATCCATTCGGACAGCCAACAATCAAGGCTAAAGGTGGTGAAGCTTTATGGTTAGCATCTTCGTTGGTATTCTTGTTTGGTAATCAAGCAAGTGCGGGTATCAACCACATCACAGCAACTAAAGCTGGAAGAACCGTAAGGTATGCAATCAGAACTAAGATTTCAATATTGAAGAACCACGTAAATGGTTTGGGTTATAATGACGGTAAGTTAATTGCTGTACCTCAAGGTTATATTGAAGATACTAAAGAAGCGTTGGAGGCATATAAGAAAGAGTATTCTCAATATTGGAATGGTATCTTATCAGGAACAGGTGAGATCACTTTAGAAGAAACTACTGATGATATCAGTGAGTAATATATTTGTTAACGTTTAAATAAGACATGTGTCTAAAACTTTATTGGTAGATGGTGATAACCTTTTTAAAATTGGTTTTCACGGTGCTAAGGATCTCTTTAACGACGGTTCTCATGTCGGTGGTGTATATCACTTCATAAACACGTTACGTCGATTTTTGGAAGAATATAACTTAGACAAGGTGGTTGTCTTTTGGGACGGTGATTCAAACTCATCTGCCCGAAAACTAATCTACCCTCAATATAAAGCAAATCGTAGATTCAGTATGGATGAATCTAAGTACGAATCTTATTTAGAACAAAAAAATAGAGTTAAACAATACCTTGAAGAGGTGTTTGTTAGACAGGTTGAAATGGACAATAATGAAGCAGATGACTTGATTGCTTATTATTGTGGAATGGCAAACGATGAAACAATAATCATATTTTCATCAGATAAAGATTTAACACAACTAATATCCCCTAATGTATCGATATATTCACCGATACATAAATCAATCTACAAGTTTGGGGATAAGATTAAGTTTAAAGATATTGAAGTCCCTCACCAAAATGTACTTGTCTGTAAAGTATTCATGGGTGATAAGTCAGATAATATTGACGGAATACAATCACTTGGAGAAAAAACATTTGTAAAATTATTTCCATTGGTGCAGGAAAAATCATGCACTATCGAAGAAATAATGGATATTGCAGGAAATATCCCGCAGGAAAAACCTATTAAAGTATTATCAAATATTTTGACTGGTAAAACAAAAAGCGGTATACTTGGAGAACAATACTACCAAATAAACCAAATGATAGTAGACCTCAGTAAACCACTCATAACTGATGAAGGAAAGGAGTTGGTTGAAACTATCTACCGTGAAACTTTGGATCCCACAGACCGAGGTTACAAGAACTTAATGAAATACATGATGGAGGATGGATTATTCAAGTACTTACCTAAGAATGACGAAGCTTGGGTAAATTTTTTGAAACCGTTTATGAAACTTACAAGAAAAGAAAAAAGAAAAATTAAAAACTAAACCAAATGAGAGATCAAGATCAAGTAAAGATGGAATTTTTGTTAACACTCAATGAAAACATTGTTGTTCAGAGATTCTTTAACGTTCGAGGATACAATCCTAAGGCGAGATTATCTACGGATTTGTATGAGTACATGTATACTGTAAAGGAAGTACTCCACAATTATCTAAGGATGAAAACTGTTGTTTACATGTTGGACAACAAAGATGCAATTGCATATGATGCAAATGTTATGAACACGTCATTTACTGACGGACCTGAGAATTTTCACCTTTATGTGAAGATTGGTGATGAGACAATTTGTCATAGAATTTTTGACGGAAAATTATATCCACCAAAAGTTCGTTATACAGTGGACGTAAGACCATATTTGAAAGATATCCTTTCAAATCTAACTGACATTTTTTCAAAACACGATTTAAATCACGAATATTGTGGAATCGAGTTGGTCTAACAACTATTTATAAATTCAAGGGAGTACGGAGATATTATGCAGAAAAATTTTGACTATTTAGGAAATACATTCCAGGTTCAATTGTTAAACCAAATTATTGTAGATAAAGAGTTTTCAACAACTATCATGGATGTTTTGGAAACTTCATATTTTGACAACAAGTATTTTAAGATCATTGCACAGATGGCTAAAGAATACTATCAAAAATACCAAGCTACACCAACGTTTGATACACTTGAGCAAATAGCAAAGTCTGAAATATCTCAGGAGATGGTGGCTAAGATTGTTTTAGACACAATCAAACAAATTAAAGATGCTCCGTTCGACGGAAGTGTCTTCGTTCAAGAGAAAGCCTTGAAGTTCTGTAAACAACAAGAACTTCAAAAGGCGATGACAAAAGCCCAAAAGATTATTGATGAAGGTGATTTTGAATCTTATGACAAAGTTGAAGAACTTGTTAGAGAGGCGATTCAAGTTGGGGAAAGAGACCTTGGGACGGGTGACGTATTTGCCAACTTGGAAGTTGTATTAGATGACGACTTCAGATCCCCAATACCTATTGGTATCAAGGGGATTGATAATCTACTCAAGGGTGGGTTAGCGAAAGGTGAGATTGGGGTTATATTAGCACCAACAGGGGTTGGTAAAACTACCATCTTAAGTAAGATTGCTAATACCGCATTTAACATGGGATTCAACGTACTTCAAATATTTTTTGAAGACAACCCAAAGATCATTCAAAGAAAACACTTCACAATGTGGACGGGAATTGAACCAGATAATTTGGTTCTACACAAAGAAAAAGTCTTTGAAAAAATTCACGAAATTCAAAACTCAATGAAGAACAAGTTAATTCTAAAAAAGTTACCTTCTGATTCATTAACGATGTTACAAATTAAAAATCAATTAAGAAAAATGATTGCTGATGGTAATAAGTTGGACTTAGTTGTTTTGGATTACATTGATTGCGTAATGCCTGAAAAGGCATTTGGTGATGAGTGGAAGAGTGAAGGATCAGTTATGAGACATTTCGAAGCCATGTGTCATGAACTTGGACTTGTTGGATGGACAGCTACACAAGGTAATAGATCTTCAATCTCATCTGAGGTTGTGACTACAGACCAAATGGGTGGATCTATCAAGAAAGCACAAG